TCAGTCGCACAATCCGTCGCCGTCCAGATCCTCGCACTCGGTGCCCGAAATACTCTCTCGCTGCACGCCCTCGGCGTATGCTTCGCAGCCCTCAATGAACGACTGTGAATTGCCGCCACAGTCATCAGGGTGAGCGATCCCCTTATCTTCTGCCCACTGGTAGCCAGCGTCATGCCCAGCGCAGTCCTCAGTGCACGGCTTGCCTATGGCATCCCAGTCCTCTGCATCGACAGGAGGATGCTCAAAAGGAGCTTCGGATGGTTCTGAGCTCTCGGCTACAGTTACGTCATCCACGACTTCGCGATCCTCGTATTGCTCCGCAGTTGAGTTCCTAGACATACTCGCGTGCTCCTGGGGTTCACCTGTGCATGCCGTAAGAAAGAATCCAGCTACGAATAAGATGGGAAGCAGAAAGATCGGCTTCATCTGGCGACAGCTCCTAGAACCATAGAGTGGAATTAACCAGATGGTTGAATCCGGCTGCGAGCTCGCCTTCTTTGCCCGAATCTGTTCTCATCCCGCCACTTCAATACCTCCCCGGCTACCCACGTGGCCGGGCGCATGGTCAGGCGTACCGGGAAGTCTGGGCGACATGCCACTGTTTCAAGAACAGCACGCGGGGACAGTCCCAAGAGAATTCCAACGTCAGCGGCTCCAATTGCACGCAGTTCCCAAGGGACGCAGCTCTCTTCATCGGACATGGTGACCTCCAATTTCGTCCTACTACGGCCTGCGGCAGTAGCTTTGCGCCTTGCTGGCACTAACTTGGTATCGAATTGATGACTGCATGGCGTCGTCGGCCTCGACTGCGCAGGTCTGCATGGGGTCCATTCGCGAAGCGCACTTCGCCAGTGTCTCCGCCGATCTGGCCATCTCATCAGCGGCTAGCAAGAACTCGTTGCAGAGACTTCCGGCCGCCGACGCCAAGTAGTTAGCGCGGGCACTACCATAGCGTTCCACATCGTTCACATCCTGGGAGCTCGCCGAGGCCGGCGCGTTGAACCTAGGCCAGCTGCCGCTGGAGCCTGCCAAGCGATATGCAGTCGGTTCTGTTGGAACCGAAGGGCTACGATAGGCCGGTTGGGCATAGGTCGACGCCGGGACACTGGGCACGTATCCAGAGCCGTATGCTCCACTCGGTGGAGGTAGAGCGTATGGATCCTTCTTGCCAGCCTGGCCCGTATAGGGGTTGTAGTTCCCCCGGGTTGAGTAGTTGTCCAACGTAGACCTGTTCGGAGCACTTCTATAGTGCGGGGCTACGTAGGTCCCGTCCTTCTTGACGTAACCGCTGACCCGCACGCCCCGCGCGTCAGCATGGCTTGCCCACGCCAATGCCAGCCCCATACAGAGCATCAGAAATCCTTTCACAGCGCCCACTCCCCTGCCTCTGGGATAGCCCCAAGAGGGCGTCCTGCAGCCGGCATGGCTGCCTGACCGGATGCTACCCCTCATTGGGTACGGAGCCAATTCGTAGGCTATAGCTCCGAACCCAAGGCGATCCCGAAGCCAGGCGGCGGGACTGCCTCCAGCCTTAAGAACTACTCAAGACGCGCAGGACAAGATCGTCGCCGTTCGCCAGCCATTCGTGTTCGTCGATGAACCAAACACCGCCGACCTTGCGGCCGGGCAGCTTGCCCTCGCGCAGCAGCCGCTGCAGCACCTGCATGGACGGGCGGCTGCCCTCTTCGAAGTAGCGGTCTAGCCACCGCTCGGGCGTCATCAATCTCATCGTGGCCCTGTGGCACCCCAGCCTTCGCGACGAATAGGGTAGCCCCCGCGACGACCAAGGGAATGGTCACACCCTTGAGAAATCGGCCTTACTGGGTCGGAGTCTCCCCCTCCAAGGCCCCATTGCCCTGGGCTTGATCTCCGCCGGCGGGCGGATCGGCTCCAGTGCGGCCATCACTCGGGCCGATGCTGCAGCCGCTGCCGCGTCTAGGCGTTGGGCCTGCAGGTGTTGCTCGCGGGTAGGCGGCAGGCCCGGGAGTGGCCCCTTCGGCTCAATGGGCGTGTTGTCGGTAAGGCGGACGACCGCCTCCCGCAGCGGCAGCCCCGGGTACAGCCTGGCGGCGCACCAGCGCTCGGCGTAGCGCTTGCCCTGAGACACGCTGGCGGCAAGAACCTTCTTGGTCTCGAAGATCTTTCGCGCATCCAAGTGAAGCCGGACACCACGGCCGCGCGCCGGAGTGATATTGGCGACTGAGCGCCCGTTCCACCATAGATCCCACCGCTCCCCTGTCTGGACCCAGCCAGACGGGATCGGCGCGGTGCGGAAGCCTTGGTAGGTGGAGGAGATCATGGCCGGGAGGATACGACCGGCCGTCGCAGATCCTGCGAAAGCACACCACCGCTCAGCCCGCTGTGATGAAGAATTCACGTTAGGGCGAGCACAGTAGGGTCTCGCGGCTCTTCTCCGGTGCAGAATCCTTTGCTCCCGTGTCCAGCCCTCAAGCGGCACGGCTATGCACCCTCCCAACGCTTTCAGGATCCATTCGATCCTGCCCCTGCTTGCGCCCAATGGCGCAATCATCCGATTGGAGCAGGTGCGATCAACCTGTAAAAACTGTGGGCTCAGGTCGTCGATGACTGAGGGTGCAGGCTTTCAAAAGGATCGAACGGGAACCACGCTTACGTGCCCTGCTTGCGGAACGACAGGATTGATGGACGAAATGGAGATCTGGCATCACTGGCTAGAGCAGTGCCGTCGCGAACGACTCCTGGCACTCTTCGACCCCAAGCCCGACGACCCACTCGATAACTAGGGCCCGAAAGGAACGATGGCATCTCCGGTACGCCGTTCGGTGCAGGCACGGCGCTGCTCAGGCAGCCTCGGCGAATGGTTCGACCAGTGCCACCAGCATCTCCATGGCGGTGGTCGGGGCGACTTGATCGCCTCCCCGCTGCAGGAAGGAAGTCCAGTCGGCCCGCACCAGCTGCACCAGCTCCGGCGGCGACAGGGGAATGCAACGCATCGGCCAGTATGGAAGCCTGCGCTGCCCAACTCGCCCCCGCGCAATCTCGATCAGGCTTGAATGGCTGGTGGCGCCCGCTGCTCTGGAGAAGGCCACATCCAGGCCATCGGGCGGCCCCTCCATGTAAGCGAGGAATCTCTGTCCATCAAACAGCGTGACCCCGGTAACTCCGGCGGTGCGATTGAATCGCTCTGCGTCCGCCATGATATTGGACAGATGGGCCATGGTCAGGTCGCCGACCGCTTCGCTGACAAATACAACAGCCCTGTTGGGCATGTCTCTCTCCGGCCTCCATGGGGGAGCCCGAGCGTAGAACCGCTACCGTAAGGATGACGTATAGGGCACCGGACAGCCGTCACAGTTCACTCTAGCCCTACGCGCCCCGGGCACGGGAGGCCGGGACCCTCCGGCCATGTGCGGCCGATTCGTCCAGCCACCTAGTCCTAATCGTCAGATCGGTCCCAAGTCCTTCACCACAGCCTGGCCCTGCTGCAAGAACCCGATCAGCAGATGCCCTCCGGCGACTTGCCGGCCCATCTGCTCATTGAGGTAGTTCGCCTGGAGCCGTCCCGCCGTCATTAAGTCGACCTGCAGCATGCTGGGCGTCACACCTTTGAGTGGATCACCTGGTGATGCAAACTGGCCACCGATCGGCTGCACTGCCGTAGCCTGCCGGCTATCGCTCTTGGCATAAACCGTGGCCATCATCCTGCCGCTTCTGGGCGACCAACCGCCCAGGACAATCTCCGTCCCCAGCTGTTCGATAGGCAGATCCGCCTCTACGGCCGCCTTCTCGTAGTTCAGCCACAGCTGATCCATTACGGGCCCCATCTCGGCCGAGAGCTGCTCGATTGAAAAGTCCGCCAGGAAGCTGGCCTGCAGAGCCAGCTCGTAGATCTTCAAGAAAAACTGAGCTCCGCCTCTGGTGGCCAGCAGCACGTTGTGCTGCGGTATCAGGAGCACCTTCGCACCAGCAGAATGAGCGCCTGTCAGCGCATCCTCCGCAAGCGTATCCACTGCAACGACAAGCTGGTCACGGCTGATCAGAACGTTGAGGATGCTCATTGGACAAGTTCGTAGGCCCGCGCCGACTATCTCTATTCTTCAGCCATCTGTCTAGAGCCACCAATGTCAGAAGCAATCGCCGAAATACTGCAGCGCCTTGAAGCCTGCGAGACGTCATTGGAGGCCCATCGCGGCTATCTGAGGCATTCGAGTACGGACTTCGTGCGGCGATAATCACCCATTCCAGCCCGGGAGAGCTTTGCCGCGTGTGGGCGCAGTTGCTTCCTGGGATTGCAGAGAAGCACTCAGGGAATGATGGCGCCATCTACACAGCGGCCCTGCAGCAGGCGCTCGAACTGCTTACGGATCAGATCGCGGCACCGAGCTAGATCCGCCGATCCCCCTTTGTCCGACGTGTATCGCCATCTCGCTACCTTGCAGAACCCCGTTGGCCGCATGCCATGGGAGTAGCCAGTGCGAGCGCATCCGAAATCGATGCGAACGCATTGCGAACGCATCGCCCAAGCATGACGAACGCAATGGAAAAGTTAGTTGAGGCGGCAGCGACCGATAGCGCCTCTAGCAAACAGCTCACATTGCGTGATAACCCAGAAGCCTGGTCAAGCCTTCCTTTTCCCACCGTTAGGAGCGTCAGGGGCCTTCTCAAAAGCATCGGCAACCGCTTCGCGCATGGCGTTAGCAACGGTCACGTCGCTCCTCTGAGCACCCGCCCCGGTGATCTGACTAACGATCTTCTGCAATTCGCTCTCCTCGAGTTCTTCCTTAGGATTATTTCCGACAGCCTGGTCAGAGACCCCTTCCGTCCCATCGATGATCTTAACCTCCGACTCTTCGACAGACGCATCATCCCCGGATGCGTTGGCGTTCCCTGGACTACCAGTGTCGGTGTCGGTGTCGGTGTCGCCAGTGTTCTGCGAACATGTACTCAATGACGTGACATCTTGCTCAGTCTCAAGCCCATCCGGACTCGCTTCATCCCCAACCATTTGTGCGTCCTTAGATACTGCGTTCATCGATATCTCCTAGCTCATTTGGTTAGCGGATTAGGCGCTAATCTCCCCCCTTCGGCAAGGAGTGGGAGCAACAGGACTTGGCGAATCTTCAGACACTTCACCTCATCATAAAAGCTCCACCAGTCAGAACTGGATTTAGTCGCAAATGGCTGTTTTGTAAGGCGAAACCAAGATCAACTCCTTCTTCATTTGCTTCCAACCTCAGCTCGGCATCGGCCATCAGCCCGCGAGAGTGTCAGGATTGCCCTGACTGGCAGCAACACACGGGCTCTGAGAGGGTTAGGCACACAGACAACGATGCGTTCGGAGCCGTATTGAACATCCTCAACATCTTTGACGTAGAAGCGCCTGTATGGCTGCCCATTTCTCTGTCGTTGTTCTCCTCCGTTCTCGTGGGAGGGATGTATCTTCATGCACAGTTTGAGCTTCACGATCGACGCGCTTGCACAGGGCTCGAGGCGCTTCAAAACGACTCTTTCGCGTTTGAGAAGAGACTGTCCCAATGCCTGAAGGAAGGGCGCACGTTCCCCGCCAGATGAGCTATCCCGTTGAACAAGCCGATCCTTCAGTTCCGCGACCTGCAGGAACTCTGCCAGCCAGGCAAGAGGCCTAGGCTCGCCACTGTGATCCGATGGGCCAACGAATGCGGGATCCGCTTCCTGTATGACGGAAGCGGCGGCATCTGGACGACTATGGACGCGCTCAATGAAGCGATCGGCCTAGCCGGAGCAACGCCACATCTTGAGCCCTACGATCCTGATGACTTCTGACGGAGCCCATGTGCCTATCGGCCACTAGATCGACATCTCTCAGGCTCCTCAGACCGTACTCAATACTTGAGGTGGAAGACGACTCGTCTGTGAAACAGGCGCCCGAGCCCAGCAGAGCTAAGGCCGAACGAGACCACGCCGCCGACCAGGCCGATTCACCATGCCAGGCATGACGAACGCATAGGGGGTTAGCCGACGGCTGATCGAGGCGGTGGCGGGATCCATCGGGCACCTCCCACCTTCAGAGCACGAGCGAGGTCACTGTCACGTCGCGATCCAGAAGGGCTTGAGAACCGCCCACAAGGGCTCCGGCTGCGCAACCTGGCTCTTCCTCAAGCATCTATTAGCCCAAGTACATTGCTTGCTCCACTCCCTCGAACCTAGGAGGCCACTCTTGATCGCGGTCATCCGGATCATAGCGGTAGTTCGAACTCGAGAAGACAATTTGGACTCCATAAGCCACTGAAATCTGCTTAAGCGCAGCCACGTAATTTGCAAAATCTTCCTTCTTAATGTCTTGCTGGCGCGGCGTATCGAGCAAGAAGAACCGTGGCGAAAACCGGTCGTTCATTAAAAGAACCTCCAGTGCAGCCGTCCTAACAGCTAGGACAAGCCTCGTCTTTGTACTCCCCTTAATTGCCTTAAAGTTGTCGCCCACGAGATCGACCCCAAAGTCAGAGTCAATTGCAATTTGCTTCGGCATGTTAACTGCGTGCAACACGCTGAGCCAATGTCGAATTCTCTCCTCCAAGGCTGACTTGACCTTGAGTAGAACGAGATCAACATTGCCAGGACCTCGCATGACATTCGAGAGCTCGTCGTGGGTACGACTTCTTGCGTCCAACTCTGCCACATAGGACTGCTCCTCCTCGTGAAGCTGAGCCTCCAGCAGCAGGTCCTTCTTCAACACTATGAGCCTCTCCGTCACTAATGCGGTAGCGTCGACCAAGCTCGCGGCATGAATGTCAGTTTGAAGCAATTCCTTCTCCTGCACCTTCTTTCCCAGCTCCCGCTCAGCCTCCACCAAGCTTTCATCCAATCGCGCAACCGCGTCCTCGTGAAACTGGCGACTGCGCTCCAGATCCTTCAACTGATCTTTTAAGTAAAGTAAGCTCTTTCCATACGATTCAGAGCTACGGACAAAGAGCCCACATGCCTGATTTGCGCAAACGGAATCAAAGGACGCAAAGACCGCTCGAGCCTCTTCGTTCAGAGATAGCGTGTTCGCTTCTATTTCGATCTCATTGCTAATCGCCAGGAAGCTACTTAGCCTCGCTCTATGCTCGGCCTTGTCCGCAATCAGAGCGGATACGCGACGCCTCAAGAGAGCAATTTCCCCATCAAGGGTCACTTCGCTCTCGGACCGGGCGTCTCCCCCTTGCCTCAGCGATTCGAATGAGCGCTGCACCTGAGCTAGCTCGTCCGAAAGCTCTGCCTCACTACGACGTGGATGAGTGACATCAGATGCAAGCTGCCCAATAGTACGTTGGCGTCGAACAATTGAAAGATCGAGGCGCTCCAGCCGCTCCTGAAGTTCGCGCCTGAGCTTGCGCTGTTCGAAGGGATTCTTGGCCGGAAGCCCAAACACAGAACGCATGACCTCGGCATACTGATCCTTGATGAACCTGCTGGGGGTAAAGTAAAAACTCGAATAACCCTCATCCTGATCCAAGTAAAACAACGGCAACACTTGGGAGACGTAAAGCCGGGTCGCAGCACCGGAAACGCTCACGAGAACAGGGTCGGCCCACCCCCACAGCTGAAAAATGTAACGACTGAAATCAGCCTCACTGTGGAAGGCGAGCGTTTCAGAGTCACCCCCCAACGGATTGCTAACTTCAATGAGGAACGCCCCCTTAAAGGGTCTACGGAAAGCGTAGTATTGATCCATATGAACTACTGTAAGGACTACACACTTACAGCGCTCGTTAATATCCTCCCTAAAACTTGCAGGATACCCAAGCGCAAAAACTATTGATTGAACGACAGGCGTCTTTCCCGCCCCATTGTCGCCGAAGAGCTGGGTCACTTGATCGCCAAACTCCAGCACTCCAGAGCCCCATCCGGCCGGGCCATCGGCAATGATCTCCAAGCTCACAAATTTCATTGCAAATTGATCCTCATTTGGCGCTCATTACGGAGATTTCTGTAGCTGCGGTCCATCCTGTAAAGGTTGAACGCTAAGTCGCCATCTTGTTTGAGCGCCACCCCCACTACGCGCTGACCTTCAGCTGTTGCAGCTATAGCCCGATCCCCGGCCCTCACGGAGACGAGTCCTGCAGCCTCAAGAAAAGTGAGTGCTTGAACTGTCCGCAACCGAAGAGCAGCCGACCAACCAAGATGCTGTGCGGACCCGCGAAAGCCAGCGAAAGTTTCTTCGAAACACTCACCAATAAGCTGCCCGATTGAATCGACCTTGGGCTTGCTACGGCCCTTACAGATCATAAGAATTGTGATCGCGATCAATGGCAAGTGGAACATCGCCTCATTGCTCAGCCTAGCCGGCGGGACGGGCTCAGTATTGCTGAATGACAACTCAAGACCATCTCGCTCGATGGCATCAAAAAAATCATCAAAGTCCATCAGCTCACTCCCCCACGCATCGACTCACTTCTCACAAGCTCGGCAAGGACACCACCTAAAACCAGCTCCTTCGTAAGCATGCTTCCCAGCGCGCTTGATGCCCACTTCGTCACGATTTCCAATGCCTCTCCGCGGATGGCTACAAATGGAACCTCGCCGCGCACCCATCGCTCACGCACCCGTGCGATGTCTTGGAGAATGAATTCCATGTCTACCTCATCCAAATGGCGATAGGTTCGATACCAATTATCCCAACCAACCTTCCACTGACACGCGCTATCGATAACTGGCTGCGCTGCACCTGCCGTCTCCAGCTTGCGCTGGATGATAGATGCACTTTTTAGCGCACCCTCGTCTCCTCCGCTGAGAAGCTGCAGGTATCCACTTGCTGAAATGCTCAGCAGGCCAAGCAGATCCTCCAGCCCAATGCCAGCGAGCTGCTCAAGGGTCTGCATTTTTGGCACTTGGGCCATCTTGGGATAGGACTTTCTCTCAACCAGCGCGACGAGATTTGCCGCAATTTGCGCACTTTCTGAATGCGTCAAGTCGATCTCGCTGTATGTGTAGATCGCCTTCGACGCCAAGGCTTCGTAATCGCCCCCACCGGGCTGCAAGAGAGTGAGTCCGGGCTCAATTGAGAGCTTCGAAAGACGCAGCTTGATCTCCCCAGGGCAGAGCGGGTCAGCGATCTTGTACGCGGAATTGAAATGCTCGGAGAGCATACTCAGAACGTCATTCGGCTCACTGATGCCACCTTCCAGCGCCGCGGACACCAACTCGACCTCGTCATTCAGGTTCGCGTTGGTGAGAAAGCTGACCTGCTCGCAGGATTCGCCAAATCTGACGGTATGAAGAAGAAGCTTGCCCAAGAAGCTGTCAGCTATTCGCGATGACAGGTCATTGCTGTCGTCCACGTTACCCGCCGAGTCGTTTGTGGCAACTGCAGGCGTCGGGCATACCTTCTTCTTGGATACTTTTTTCTTCTTTGACTTTGGGATGCCAAAGAGGTCAGCGATCGACCAAAGATGGTTTCGCTTACCAACGGTTTTAACTTGGAAGAAGCGGTAGAAGTGAGCCCCACCAACGCTTCGTCTACTCACGAAGTCATCGTGAAATTCGCAGTAAACGCGGTCAATCGACTGGCGGTCTAGCAGTTTGAGGCACTCCATGGCCGCAGCGCGGTACTGCGCCTGATAGCGGGCGATGGTGTCGCGGCCAACTTGCTCCGTAGGTGCTACCTGATGGAGTTGCAGGTCCTTATTGTTGTCGCTGCCTGCCATGGCTCCCCCCTAGAATGACAGGGGGATGGTGGGGCTCGGAACACCGGTAAGTCAACGTGCCAGGGACAATCGCTCGAGCTCCAGAGCCCCCTACACGTCCATCTGCTTAGAGTTGCCGAAACTCGGCTGATGTCGGCCTGTGCCAAATGCAAAGCGAGATCTCGGCTAAGTATGGCAACTATCAAGCATTCAGAGGCGTCTAAGTAATTGAATGTTGGTGACCCCGCCCGATTTTCGTGCCCTTGCAAAGTAGGGGACAGGACCGCCTGTACCACGGCATCTGGCCCCGCCTGTGCCAGCCATGTGCCAAGTCGCCTCGCGGGACCGTCGCCACATCACCTGAGCCATTCTCAATGCCGAGCCCCCTTTTAGGCCTGACAAAACTCAGTTGATGGGGTCAGTTCGGTAGGCATAGTGACTGTCCACCATGACCACCGCCGTGGGGCCTACAAAGGCGACTACCAAGCCGCAGGAACACACCTCGCCGACCTCCCCGGGACACCCATCCTCATGGAGGAGGTAGTGCCGATCAATCCTACGGATGAGGTCCTTGGCCAGCCCAGCGCGCGTAATCAGGTCAACGTAGTCCAGCTCGCCCTCTGCTGGAAGGACTTGGGCGACGTCACATAGCAACATTGGACCGCTCGTTTAGGGGCACCAGAAATGGACTGCTCACGATTCGATGCCCCTCAGGATCGTCGTCAACAGGCGCAAAGCTGGACGCTCCCCTCCTTTCCAGGCGTTCCTACTAGTCACACCCTTACCTGCCTTGGTCCTTGGTCCTGTCGAGTGCTCCCACGGACGCCAAGTCCGGATTGCCTGCGCCTGTCGCTGGCGACGTTCTGGGCTCCAACCATTGGCCATTCGCTTTCTCCTCCAATAGTACGTTCTGCTCGTTTTCTCTCCCGCGCGGCCGGGCCTGACCCGACCTTTCCGAGGCTTGTCCCGGACTTTCCGGGCCGTTGTTTACCTGCTGGTGCCCATTGGCGATGTTGGCCTGCTTCACGAAGGCCACCGTTCTGGGGTTCCGGATCTCCGCCAGGGACTCGAGGGTCGAGCGACACTGGGACTGAGCCTTCAAGGCAAGCCGCATATACGTCTCGGTCGCCCTTAGGTGGCTACCCATGTTGAGGGCCGCTCGCCTACTCATCTCCAGAAACACCGCGTTGAGGGCTATGGCCTGACTGGTGAGAAGTGAGTCGGCCTGCTCGGTTCCTCCCCGCTTAGCTCGCTCCACGGCCTGTTGGGTAGCCCCAACCAGTTCGCCTATCTCCGAGCCCTTGGCGAATCCGGAATGCTGAGCAAACAGGAGGGCCAAGAACGCGTTGCTGTTGACCCCTTCAGCCAGTTGCTCCGCATGGAGCTCCTCGTCCGATTGGCCAGGGCGGCGGGTGATCTTCAGCTCGGCGATGCTTGGGTCCATCGGATACTTCCCCCTCAGTTGTCTGGTCCAGACTGCTGGAACTATGTGGACGCCGCTGGACGGTCCAACGCGCGCGTACTGGTCTCAAAATCGGTGGTAGTCGACCTACGGCCCGCGCCAGCCCTCTGGTGTACGATCCGCCCAAACAGGGGGAGGACTCATGGACAGACTGTTCCCGACCGCGCTCGCCTTTATGGCCCTCTTAACGATGTCCTGTGTCACCTCCGCCCAGACCTATGAGGGAAAGGAGGGAGTCCTGTATGCCTGCGTTCGAGATGGATTACGGACGTACACTGCTACGCCCCTGCCCACTGATAGTGCATGCCGGACCATCAAGTACCGCTGGGTAGACAAGCGCTCTGTACAGCCTGATCCGCCTGGCACCTTTATGGGCTACAAGTGCTCCTCAGACTGCAGCGGGCACAGGGCAGGCTATGCTTGGGCCTCAGAGCAAGGCACATCCTCGGTGCAGAACTGCCGAGGGAGCTCCAAGTCGTTCGTAGAAGGCTGCATGGCCTATGTGACATCCAAGACCAAGCGCAACGGCGCCAAGACCAACTGAGGCATCGCTATGGACTGGAAGACCAACAACTACGATCCCCAGAAGAGCTGGGACGCCATGAAGAGCGAGGCCTTCAACCAGCGCTACCCAGAGGGGAAGGCTGGCGGCAGATCCATCGCCTTGGCCATCGTTGCCGTCCCCCTGGGTCTCGCTGCAGTCGCTGGGCTGGTGTACTCGGTTCTGACCTTCTTCGGCGGCTAACGGCCTCCGGCCGTCTCAGCCTTCAGACGCTGTGCCAGCTCCACCACCTCATCGTCGTCCTCTTCCCTGCCAATCTGCAGCAGCACATTGATCTGACCGGCAATGTCGCCGCTGTCCCGCTCGGTGTTTCGAGCAAGCCAGCGGACCGCCTTGGGGTTGGTCATCATTCTGGCGAGAAGGTTGTTGGCACCTGCCAGGGCTAGAGTCGACGCGACGGTGATTGCGGCCTGGCCCAGATTTCCCTGCAACGCATTCTGTCCAGCGATAAGTCCTGTGCCGCCAAGTGTCACGCCGAGGGCGGTCTGTTTGGCTGTGCCTGGCGGGTTAGCGAACACCTTGCTGCCGCTGCGAATGGAGTCGGCCATCCTAGCCAGCTTATTTACGTTCTGGACGTAGTCCGTCCCGAACCGCGCATTGCTGAATAGCTGTTTCTTAGCTTCGGGACTGATGTCCGCCCAGTTGCTCAAGAACGTCTCCATCGAGAAGGCATCGCCGGCGGCGTTCTGGTTGGCCTTGCTAGCACGCCCCATCCGCTGCAAGAAGGATGCACTGACGTCAGCGCGCACCTGTGCAGGGAGCGAGTCCATCACACGCTTCAGGGGAGTGGCGCCATTCCGCGCACCAGTGAACATGGCTTGGTAGGCAGCCTCCGGGCCCCCTTCCTTCTGGACGATCTTGCCGATAGCGTCCAAACGCTGCTCCCTGAGACGGTAGTAGTTGTTCGCCCTGGCGAACGCCTTCTTTGCCTCCGGCGTCGTGGCGGCAGCCTCCATGTCTCGGGAAAGCGCCGCGTACAGCTTCTTCCACTCAGCATGGGCAGCGTCACGGGTCAGGTACGTCGCCCCGACTTGCTTGCCAACCTTCGAGCGCAGTTCCTTAAGGGCCTGATACGGCAGCGTCCCGTCTGCCATGTTGCCCAAGGTGGCGCTCAGGTTCTGCTCAATGTCAGCTCGGCTCGGCACCGGCTCCATCACAGTCATTCCCAGGGACTGCCTGCGTGCATTCCTCTCTGCCGCTTCCTGGGCTTGCCGCTCCAAGTACTGCCTGTACACCGCCGCATTCTCACGCATCCCTGGCCGGCTGAGGACCGATGCGCCCCCTGTGGTGTCGCTGACCAACGCACGCTCAATCTGCTTAAGTGCCGCTTGGTCGAACAGGTGAGAAAGCTCCGGCGCTCCGTTGATCGCAGCGTTGATTTCCTGGAGCGCTCCTCGGGCATTGGAGATGGGAACCATTTCACCGGCAGGCAGATGGCGATCCAGCTCGCTATACAACCGATCCGAAACCGACTGGGTTCGATCAACAAAGCCACCAGGCCCGTAGATTCCCTGTTGCACGTTCGTTCCGACCTGAGTTGGAGTCAGGTCCGCGCCGCCAGCCGAGATCCTGTTGGACAGGTCATCGGTGGCGTTACGCGCTGCGGCCGCCTGATCGGCCGCGCGCTGGGCAATCTGACCCGAGCCACCCGGGGTATTGCCGAGGTAGGTTTCAAGGGCACTAGCACTACGATTACCAGTGGCTTGCCCGACGCTCGGCGAGGTGCCAGAAGCAGCGAAGTCGTCAATCATGCTCTGCACACCCGAGGCGTCATTCCCCCTCGCCGCCCGGCGCGTGAGGCCAGCTGCAACCGTGGGTACTGTGCCTACGGCGCGCAGTCGGCCTGCGGCGGCAAGACTGGCAAGTCCACTTCCTGCCCCCGGCGCCAAACCGCCTGCCAGACCGGCCAACAGCTGATTGCCTTGAGAAGCTCCGGCCTCTCGCGCAACAGAAGAGGCTCCAGAACCAGTAGCAGCAGACACGGCCTGCAGGGCCGGCTGGGAAGATAGGAAGCTGGCAAGCTGGTTCGTGACTGGGGCCGCTGCGCGACGCCCAAGGTTAGCCAGGGCGTTGATGCCGCCGCCGATGCCGAGGGTAAGGCCAGTGCCCGTCAGGGCCTCGCCTACATCGCCCAGGACGCGATCGCCAGAGGTCTGAGCCTGAGGCAGGCCGAGACGGTCAGCCAGAGCCGAGGCTTCCTCACGATAGGGACGCGCCTCTTGCATACCCACTGCACGCGCGACGGGATTGGCCACATAGTTGTTGAAGGCGTCGCCGCCAACAGCGCCGAGCAAGCCCCCAGCACCCTGCAGCACCGACCTGGCGCCATAGGCAAGGTCGCGACTAGGGCCGTATCGCCATCCATCCGGTGCGACTTGGCTGCGCTGACCGGTGGACGCCAAAGCTGCAGTGGAGCCCGCAGGTTCCACCAGCTCACCAGAGAATCGTGGTTTGCTCTTAACCAGCGAATCTACCGGAATTCCATCGAAACGGGCCATTGCTTACCTCTTTCGGTAGGTTCGACCATCGTCCGGGTCGATGTAGAGAGAGCCGCTGGGAAGAGCTTTGAAGTCTGCATCCGTCTGAGGGCGCGCAGGGCCAGCGGCCGGCTCGGGACCGCTACTGACGCTGCCAGTGACCCCGGAGAAATCGGCCATGCCCGTACCGCGTACCGGGTCGTACCCGTACTGGCGTGCGATCTCCTGGTACTTGCGGGTTGTCCCGGTGATCCGCCCTTCCGCGTTGGTCGCGAGCTGAGCGGCTTGGTTGAGGAAGTCCTGGCGCTGTGTGGGATTCAGCCGCTGGCCACTGATGGCCTTGTTGTAGGCATTACGGACCTGATCCGGAACACCCGCAGCGTTCTGCGCATTGGCAAATTCCTGCTCGCGTACTACTGAGCCTGGGTCCAGCATCTTCATGAACGCGAAGATCAGGCTCAGGTCGCCGGCTGCACTTGGCTGGCCGGCAGCCGCCTGGACGTTTCGATACATGGACAGGACGCCCTGATCCTCCTTGAGGTTCTGGGTCACCTCTTTGCGGAGGCTCTGCTCGCCCGTAGCAATGGCCTGGGGGGATGAGTTGTCGGCCGGACCTCCGGGGATGGGCGCCAACGCATTCCCCTGATAGACGTACCCTTGTGGCGCCTCCCGCTCCTTGGGCGGGGTATATCCCATCCTCCCGGCGGTGACCACTTGCCTGTCAGGCAGAGTGACGTTGTCCAACGTTCCGCCAGCGGCAATATCGGCCTGTGCAGCGGCAAGCTCGTCTGGATTCAAATCCGACCCGAGACTGTAGCGATTGCCTGCCGGGCCTACTCCAGTGGGCGACATCACAGGCTGCTGGCCCGAGCCAGGGAGATCGCTCAGCTTTCGCTCGCGAGGGTCCCAGATCATCTTCATGCTGCCGCCCATTCCATCGGGCATGTCGACCATGTTGGCGTTGGCCGGCGCAAACGGCACTTCAGCCAACACCTTGCCCGTTGCATCAAAGCGCTTGGAGCCCGGCGACAGGGTGAATTGCTCGCCCTGGGCTGTTGGTTGACCAGCAGCGACAGCCAGTACCTGATCGACAATCGGCATGACCGAGGCGGCGTCGAATTCGTCGGGGATCTCGGCGCCAAAACTGCGCTTGAGGAACGGCACGGCCGAGCGGTAGATGCCAGCCTGCATCTGCGGATTGCCAGCGAACTTGGTGAGCGACTTCGCCAAACCAACGAGCTTGTCTTGCTGTCGATTTCCTTCGGCCTGATAGGACTGCGCGGTCTTAGGATCAAGGGCAAACGCCCGATCGGTCGCGGGCAAATCTCCTGCGATGACCTTGGGTGCCAGCTGCTGCAACTCTGCCAGCATGTTGCGCTGCGTGACTGCCTTTTGGCGCTCAAGACCGTTCTGCATGCCTTGAGCGAAAGAATCATAGAAGGTGGCCATTGGATTCGGGTACTCCGTCTGTAGTCGCCTGACTGCGAGTGGGAAGGAGCGCCTGGCGCGCCTTCATCGGCAAAAAAAGAAGGCGGCAGCTCTCGGGGGGCTGCCGCCTGGACCCGCCCTTGGGGGGACATGGGGTCCTACTAGATAGGTCGGGATTTGGGTGTTTCTGACTCCCGCGTCCACTGCCGTCCATGTAGGTCTACTACTCGCAGGCAGATCCCATTGCGACGGCAACTCTCCGGCTGGCGCGAGCCAGCCATTCGAGCAGGCGCCTCTCGGCCGACTGCACCTCGCGACGAAACCGCGCCTCTTGCCGGGCTTGGTCCTTCGCCGACTCCCGATAGGACCGCTGAGGTCGACGAACCAGCAATCTGCGCGCCGCCTCCAACGCAGCCCACTCCGGATGGCCGCATGCGGTCATGTACCGACAGACCAACGGCCAGCCTCTCTCGTCACCGATGGCGTACAGCATTAGCCAGGCAGCAAGTGGACCGTCCAGGTGCGCGTCCGCCAAAGCGTGCAGCACCAGCCTGCCCGGCCCCCTGACAGGCGCGGCCGTAAGCGATCCCTGTGTCTTCCAGCTCCGTAGCTGGCGAGTACGATCAGCCGCGGCCGGCGCGCGCATCACCGCCATCTGGTCAAAATCCAGCACTGCTTGGCGATCCTTCGGGCTGAACCTATCCAGCGCTTGCTTACGAGCCGCCACCTGCGTTGGTAGGTACTTGGATGCGGCCTGCTCAATCGAGTGCACGCGATGGATTGGCAGGTACGCACCGTCATCCGGGCAGCACTCCTCGCTGGAGCTCCGCCTCGTCGCATGCCGGATTGTGGGCCGTGTGGGCGCCCCGAAGCCAAACGCACCAGCGACGCTCCTCACCACCAAGTCGACTGCCTCGTTCTCCAGCAGCACCATCTCCAAGTACCGCTCATGGTCTCGAGATGCCATGGGCGGCCTCCCAGTGCGACCAGTCCGGCAGACGGACTACTCCGCCTGGCGAACCGGTTCGCGCTTCTACTTGGAGGCGTCCAGAAACGACCGCCGTGGCCTGAAGCCCTAAAGCCAATGCCTTGAAGCAAGAAGAGCGCGCTCCGCTTGGTATATATCTAGAAGGGTGTACACATAGCGACCTCGAAGGGGTGTGGATAACCGCCTGACTGGCCTGCATTGCGACCTCGTAGGTCTCTATGCGGGCCAACTCATAGCGGGATTGGCCTGCATAGCGACCTAGTTGGCCTACATGGCGACTACCCATTGCGATTCCTCCACAGGTTCAGTGGAGTTACGGTCGGTGGCTCAAGGTGCTTTTCGGACTCATCGACGGCGTAATAGGTCAGCGCGTACAGGCTGCACATGTTCTTGCCACCTTTGCGCGTCTCGATGATCCAGCCTGCGGAGAGGAGCTCAAGCTTGGCGCCGTGCACGGTCGCCTTGCTCCTCCAACCACGGGTCGAGAGCATCGACCAGGGGATGCTCAAATCGCCGTTTTTTCCAGGCCTGTATTGCCGGGCCAGTTCCAGCAGCAGCTTTACGGCGTTACCAGATAGCTGGCCGAACTCCGGCGAGTCGGAAATCCTGTGCTCAAGCATCAGGAACGGCGCGCCCTTCGACCGCCCTACGAGCTTCTGGCGCCGCCTGTCAGTGTTCTTCTTGGGTTGCGCCTGGCCATAGCTTGCGCCGCCCTCTGGAGACCGCTGGGCGCGGTCTTGGCTTGTACTGTGCATGTGCCCCCCCAAGGGCAAGGAACACGGCCTCAGCCGCGCTTAGGACGTTTGGCTCTACAGGTCGTCCCTGCATCCACGTGACGCCAAGTCTTCTTCTTGCGGATGCACCTGATAGTTGAACTATTCACGCCGTAGCGGCGCGCCCAAACCTTGGTTGGAACGATTCCCACCGTGCGCAGGACCGCTTCCACCTCTGCAACGCTGAGCTTGCGCTGGGAGGAGGGGCTGCCGAATTTGGCTATGTTCCGTGCGCGTTGAAGTCGGCGATTCTCCGAACCAGTCACCAATTGCAGGTTGTCCAGCCTGTTGTTCGACGAATCACCATCGAGGTGGTCCACCTCCATCCTCTTGGGTACAGGACCGTGGACGGCCTCCCACACGAGCCTGTGGGCATACCAGGTTGTGCAGGAACCACCTGCCCGGCGATGAATGACCCTGATGTACCCGTCACGGTATCTCCGGCCTACTGTCCGCCCGCAGGCGCTCCATAGCTCCCCAGTACTCGGCGAGACGAGGAGACCGCTGGCGCAATGCAATATCCTGTCAGTCGCGCTAGGAAGCATTGGGGGCCTCCCAACCGATCCGCTGAGAGCTGCACCAAGTGGCTGCATGCTGCTCAAGGAGAGGCTTGCGATCACGATATGGCTTGCCCTGCCCGATCCACACCGCGTTCTGCATCCTGAGCTCTTGCTGCAGCTTGAGCTGGTCTGTGGAAAGCGAGTCCTCACAGACACTGCCAAAGACCCCAGTGATGCAGTGATTCACGAGTCGATGCTCGGTGGCGTAGTCGTAACCCTTCGGGTCCCTGCCCAGCCCAACCAGGGTGTCGTGCAGGATCCGGCACATTACGGTGCCTGCGACACGCTTTGCCATTGCCGCATCCTGCCTCGTGCCATTTGAGAGGAATGCCGCTGCGAGAACGTCAGCCGCCTGCTCTTGGAACAGAACCACGCGCTTCCGAATGGCAGCCTTCACCTTGTTAGGGTTCACTGTGGCCAGCCAGAACGGGAGCCTAGAAAGGGGCAATGCCTGCATCTGGCGACCTTTGCCATCGCCAGCAACCATCCCCCTTAAGGTAGACAGTTGCCGAGCCAGGACGGGATGAGATTTCAGCTTCTCGAGCTGCTTGGACCAATCCAGACCCATGCCTTCCACGATGGGCCGCATGGCGACAAAGGGTTGTCCTTGGTGGAGACGGCCGATGAGTTCGGCACCGTGGAACTCGACGTGGACGATTCCAGTAGCCATTAGGCGGCCCTCCCCTCTTCGCAACGGGAGTCGATCCAGCACCGCACCGCCTCCGAGTCCCAGGCAGACAAGCGCGCAGCTACTCGGATAGGTCGGGGGAATCGACCATCCTTCGCCATCTTGTAGATGAGAGAGCGGGACATACCGCAAGCCGCGATCACCTCGGGCAGGCGCATTAGGGTTCGGCCCTGAGCGGCCTCGCGCCCAAGCCGGATAGCATCGGAGGTCATACCGAGGTCTCCTTATGCTGAGCCCAAGCCCGGCGGGCCGTGTCCGGCACCCGGTACTCGGTGAGGGAGTAGGAGCCGTAGCTGTCACGCCTCCGAACGCTGACAGCGAGAAGGAGCCCGCGCTCGATCAAGCCCCAGGCATCCTTACGGCCCGGCTTGGTCTCGGCATGGGGGTGATCTGCGGTCCAGCCACCGAGGTCCAGCAGACGTCGCTGATCTGCGCTCAGATCGGAGAAGTCGAATCCGCTCATCGCACGTCCTCCAGTCTGGAGGACAGCACTCGCTGGAGATCGACCTCAGGGATCAGGGATCGAGTTCCAATTTTGACCGAGCGGATCTCGCCCGCTTTGATCAACTCGTAGAGGGTCGTCCGACTGACGCTGAGCCGGCGGCAGGCGTCGGGGATTCGGTGGAGCAGGGGGTCGAGAGCGTTCGTGGAGATGACCATTGTCCGTACCTGTTAGCAGGGTACGAACCGGTGTCCGCACCCGCCCGGATGTGTCCGGGCGGATGTAAAACTATGCACATAGACGTGCTACTTGAAGGGCCAAATGAGGCCCTCATTTCTTCCGGAAGAATGCCTACTGCAGGATTCTCCGGAAGAAACTATCCACTTGCTTCTTCCTGACCATTTGCCTCCAGGTCCCTTGCGGTCTGAGCCGCAAGGCCCTCCGCAGTGGCTGCGGTCAACCAAGCTCGCATCCCCGGCCGATACGTCTTCCGTATGTCGTCCACTTCATACTTGCCCGGGTAAACCGCCTCGCAAAGCACCCCAAGCGTAGGCTTCTCCCCGGTGATCACAGCCCACGCCTCTATAAGCGCGAGAGGGACGTAGCCCCTCTCTATCCAAGTTACGAAGTCCGCTTTCCCAAAGCTACGTTTTGCAGCTACGTGGTGATCGAGCTTTCGCATATCTGCAAGCCAGCGCTTGAAGTCTTCGACAATGATGTCGTCAGGCGCACTAAGCCTGACCGAGATTGCTCTATTTGGAGTCAAGCTGCTCCCTCTTTCTGATAGAAGATCAGAATCACGAAGCGTGACGAAGAATGGCTTGTCGCCAAACTCGCGCTGATCCCCAAGGCTACGACCGAGACGATTCGCCTTCGAGTAGTCGCCTGCCATACGAGCGTCCTCAGCCTGTTTCAGTGACCTCATGAACTTTTCACCACCAGGGAGTCGCGCAAGGGTCGCTCCCATCCAAGCAACAGCATGATTATCCAACGCCTGAACCGTCCCGAATCCGAAGCCGTGAATCGGGCGCAGATATGATCTGATCCGCCAACTTCGCCCAGTACTGAACTTCCCCTCCTGTAGGGCAATGAATCTCTCGGTTAGCAGCCTCACAGCTCCGTCCCGTCCTTCGCCCGTGATCTCGTCTGGAACCCTTATTTTCATTAGAGGAATGAGTCGATCCAACAGAAGAAGCCAACCAGCAGCATCTAGGTCGCTGAGGTAGTTGTACTTCTCAAGCTCAAACCAAGACGGGATACCTTTCCCACTAGCTTTCCGCGCCATCTCAGCCCCCTACCTGACGTTCTCTACTACGGTCACTTGGGTCCTCCACTCGACACCAAGTCCATCACTAAGGTGGTGCATCAAAACATCCTCAATCGAGAACCAGTACTGGACGGTCTGTACGGTCCGGAATAATGGCTTGAATGGCGAGCAGCTGCCTAGAGGCATACTCTTCGGCACTCACCGAAGACAAGTCAGTCAGGGCTGATTCGAGCTGCTCAAACGTGTAGTCCGGCCAGCTTTTAGTATCAAGCCCACGTACCAGGACCTCCCTCAGAAGCGATCCACGCCCAAAGAATCCTTCTATCACCCCACGTTGCCCCTCCGTAAGGCTTCCGCCATTGGCCTCCACTGCAGAACAAACAATATTGGCCAGATGGGCACTCCCGCTAGTGCGAGGGTCTGCTACAGCAGCCTTAAGCGCCTGAAGGAAAGCGATACAGCAGACCCTCCCCAGCTCCCTGCCCATCAGATGACCATGGACTTCCGGCATCCGCCAATAATCACCCACCTTTGCATGGCTCTGGCGATAGAAGGGGAGGCGCTGGAGGGGGTTCGCACGGGTCCGGTTGAAGCGGACTGGGCGCCTATGTCGAGGCGTGCTCAATCTATTCACGCGACCCTCCTGATCTTCGTAACGGCTTTGACTGCAGCCAGAATGGACACCGACTCGCGCGGCAGCACTTGCCCTTGATCCATGAGCGACAGGCAGTACACGTAAAGTCCTCCACCGCCTCGGTCCTGTACAAAGCGAACAACAGCCTCTCCGTTGATATCTACGACGTAGACGCCGTCATATCCCCATCGGGTAACACCGAGATCGACCAAGAGAACGTCGCCAGCTTCCAAGGCTGGTGCGTTGAGATCATCCTTGACGGACACATAGGCGGCACCTGCTCCCGTGCGCTCGCCGGCCGAGCAGTCACCCACAGGGACCGCCTCCATGGCCGTCGACGGACTCACAAGCCCCCCTCCGTCACAGCTTGCTATAGCTTGGATGATTGCCCGGCTCACAGAACCTCCTCGATCTTCTTGGCAACAGAGGTGGCCCTCTCGTTGACCAGATTGACCACAGCCCGAACCGCAGGAGGGATCGCCGACTCTCCCATCTCGCCGGAGTTGAGGAGCAGTTCTGTTACACCTTGAATATCCCACACAGCCTGTACTGCATCATTGAGCGCATGGCGCAGCTCAGTGAGACGCTCTTTCATCGCTGTTGCGTCCATTAGTCGGCCCTCGATGCACGGCGGAGTGCTTGGGATTGCTCCAAGAGATGATCCAGGACGGCAAGATCATCGAACGAGGGAACCGAGTCGTTCTCCATGCAAGTTCTGAAGTAGGAACGCACAAAACTGACGTAAAGGTTGGCGTCACCAAGTGCGTGCAGTGTGTCGATGCCGGCGCAGATCTTGTACGTGGGCGCGTTGTCCTGCACTGGGATCCCGCCATACGTGGCCTCAATGGTCACTTCAGAAGCAGCCATAGATCACCTCCATGCATGTAGCGACCGAAGGGGAAGCAGTGGCCAAAGCCAGGGCGGCGACAAACAGCGCCGTGCAAAGCTTGTATGTGTTCGCGTCGTCGTTGAGGGCAAGCCAGCGGTGGACTCGGACGAGCGTGATTGGGCGAGTTGCCCGGATGGTGTTTGATGGCCATTTTTTGGCCAAACGCGCCCGTTCAGGCGCAACAAGTACAATGCTGCAATCCATGATCGACTCTCCAATAGTCGGTTGTGGTAGGCCGAGCTAGGGGTTCCAGCCCCTTTCTCGGCCGCTTTGTTTATGCGGCTGTGCTTCTTTGTTCGGCCCTCCTCAAAGGCCTATCTCCGGTGGTTAGGCGCGCTTAGCTTTGAAGGCCAGCACGTTCGGTTCTGTAACGCGCAGCTGGTCGAGATAGTCAGACCAGGCCTGCATCATCTTCCGGCGTTCCGGCAGGTGGGTTGCCCGGTTGTAGGCCCGCCCAAGCGGGTCCTTTACGGCATGCGCCAACTGATGCTCGATGTAGTCCGGGCGATAGCCAAGCACTTCATCCAGCACCGTTCTTGCCATCGCTCGGAAGCCATGGCCCACCATCGTGTCTGAGTCGAATCCAAGGTTTCGCAGCGCCGCGTTCAGAGTGTTCTCGCTCATAGGTTTCTGAGCACTACGGACACCCGGGAACACGAACTCGCTGCGTTTGGTGTAGGGATACAAGTCCCTCAGCACTTCCACTGCTTGGCTCGAGAGCGGAACGATGTGCGGAGTCTTGGTCTTGCTGGTGACGTAGCGCCACTCTGCCGCATCAAGGTCGATGTCGGCCCACTTCGCCTGCCTCAGCTCCCCGGGACGGACAAATAGCATCGGGGCTAGCTTTAGCGCGGCCTGTGTGACCAGTGCCCCCTGGTAGCCCCACAGCGCACGCAGAAGGCCACCTATAACGGCAGGGTCGGTCACGCTGGCAAAGTGCTTGGTCTGAGGCTGCTCAAGCGCTCCTGTGAGGTCCTGAGCGGGATTCCGGTCAGCACGACCCGTAGCGATGGCGTAGCGGAAGATTCGGCCGGCGTGGGCTCTCGCCCGATGGGCAGTCTCGACTACGCCTCGCTGTTCCAGCTTCCTAAGCGCAGCCAGCAGAACCGGAGCAGTGATGTCTCCAACCGGAAGATCCGCCAACCCAGCCAGGTCCTTCTCGATCAGCCGACGCTCGCGCACGACCGATCCAGGGGAAAGGCCCTCCTTCGTTCGCTTGGCGAGCAATTCCAAGCCGATGGCTCCGAAGGTGTTCGCGGCCCGTTCTCCTTGGACTGCCTTTTCGACCCTGGCCACTTGAGCGGGATTAGCCCCGCCGCGCAGGAGCGAGCGCAGACGGTCGCGTTCGACGCGGGCAGCCTGCAGCGACATCGACGGGTACTCATCGAGCGTCACGATGCTGGCCTTTCCCAGATAGCGGTAACGGTAGCGCCACACCTTGGCTCCCGAGGGGCGCACTTCAATGCACAAGCCGTTGGCATCAGCCACACGGAAGGGGCTGGCCTTCGGCTTGAGCGAGCGCAACTTGGTGTCGGTCAGCATGTGAGTCGAGCGCCTGTGAGTCGTCTAGGGGCGTCTAGCCCGCTGACACACAGCCTGACTCACTTTTTTTGTGGATGCAAGTGGATGCCGCTGGACGGCTATGGATGCGTCGTAGCGCTGAAATCAAGCCACTTAAGGACTTCGCGGACGTCTCTGGACTTCGCTGGACGTCAATGTGGTGGGCCCACCAGGATTCGAACCTGGAACCAAGGGATTATGAGTCCCCTGCTCTAACCGTTGAGCTATAGGCCCTGCGCAGCGTCACAGTGTAGTGGAGCCTGCGCTCAACCGGCTACCCGCCGGCGCCAAGACACACTGAAAAACCCTCAGCCATCGCTGCGTAACGCCACGCGCCCAGGCTTGCGCAACAGCTGGCTCACCCAAACCGCGCGCCCATCTCCCGCACCCGCTCGGCGTTCGCGCCCGCCAACGACCGCATTGCCGGCGACTGGATCCGCCCGTCAACAGCCACGCACTGCCAGAATGCTTCAGCCACCGGCGCCGCCCAGCGCAGATGCTGCAGATCACCACTGCCCAGCGGCGCGACCGGCGACAGCGGCTCGTCCGCGCGCAACACGCCCAGCTTTGACCGCGCCAGCGACATCGG